AGACTGATCGGTGACTGTAGACAAAAAGGCACAGCAATCCAGGACATGGGCTTACAAGAAGGCGCACAGGATCCAGGTAGTTTCTTACAGAACATGGTAGACACTATTAACGCTAACAGTCAAAAAGATCCAAATGGCTTCCCATACTTTACAGCTAGTGTAGATGACAGTGGTGTTATACCTGGGCTACTTCTCGGTACAGAAGCTGGTGACGGCATTGAATTAGAAGGCAGTTTCCCAGGACTACTAGAGAGTATGAACATTGACTCGGGTGCGTATATTCCTGAGATACCACCAGCCATTGATGTAGTCAGTGGCGGAGCAAGTGTCGGTGACGGTTTCAACGAAGACGGTACTCAACCTGGCACAGGTGGTACAGCAGGCGGTGGCGGAGCAGGTGACGGCACTGGTGGAGGCTTTGGAGTAGGCGCAGGAGCAGGTGACGGAACCAAAACTGGCGGACCTGACAGTGGTAAAGCAATTAGATTCCAAAGCAGAAGCCCGTTTGCTATTGGTACAGCAATTGGTGACCTAGTACAATCCGGACAACTGTACAAATATGAACTAAGAAGATTAGATGGCGCATCACCTATTAGCATTACAGCAAGTGATGTTTCAGCTATACATGTTAACCCTTATGCATTACAAAGTCAGCGTATTAGTAACGATTTAAATGCAAATGGAACTGTTAAGGTCAATGTAACGAGCTTGAGCAATGTGTGGGTTGATAACTATCAAAATACAAACAAGTGGGCTTATTTAGAAAGCGGTACAGTTATTAGACAACAAGAAAAATTAGTAGACACTAAGTTCATTAGAGATGTATTTACATACGATGAAGATAGTGCAGAGAAAGAATTTGATATAGACTTATACGATCCGTTCAAAGGTATACTACCTGGATTCATTGGCAAGGAAATTGACTTCCGAACTGAAAGAGATCCTGTTGTTTACGATCCACGTAAAGTAAAATACGGAAGAAAAGATGTAGGTCTTAGATGGTGGGATACGTCCACATTACGTTATACATGGTATGAGCAAGGACCAGGCACTTACAGTTCGACTGGCTACAATAACTACGAGCGTTCACAAAATTGGGGAGAGATGTTCCCAGGTAGTAGAGTTGTAATTAACGAATGGGTTGAAAGCCTCACTGCTCCTAGTAATACAGATAACTTTATTACTGAGACACATGCAGATAAAAACGGTAAACCGAAAACGTATTACTACTTCTGGCAGAGCGACTTGTCAATAGTTTCAGATATGGCTAGAGTTAACTTCCAGAAAGAGAGAAGCACACTAGAATTAACAAGATTATTACAAGACATAGATTCAGAAAGAGTTGCATACTCCGGTATTATTTCACCTGACGCAATGGTTGTTAACACAATGGGCTCGTTAATTAGAACAGACGACAGCATTTTAAGTGTAAACTTCAAACGCAAGGAAAACGAAAATGCTCAGAAGCATACTAGTTGGACATTAGCAGGCGAAGGCGACAGAGACGGTACTATACCAAATAACCTAAGCATGAAACTTATTGATAGTTTAGCAGGATATAACGGATTGGATCAAGCAGTACCGGGCTCAGGACTAAGTGTATCCGAAAGATACGGCTCTAAGTTTAGACCTAGACAAACAATGTTTAAAGATATTAAGAAAGCAAGAAAGCAAATGTTTGTTATTCTTAATGATATATTTAGACAACTGCAAATGGAAACAACGTTCTTAGATTGGAGAGATAATTTACCAACTGATTACGCACTCTTAGAAAGAGTTAACTGGTACGAGCAGATAAGAATAGATAAAACAAATAATTCTAAAGTGTATTACGACAACACATATAAGCCATTGAGGAAAGTTGCAGATACAAAACAGTTTGGACTACTGAAAAATGTATTAGACAAGAGTATTATCCAAGTACAAAAAGACGATAGTGCTAGATATACATTATACGAGTACAGTAAGAAGACTGATAAATTTACATTAATTGCAATGGAAAATGAAACTGTACGTTGGACTAACACTGTACACAGTTCAGGACAAAGTCTGGCAATAGGTAAAGAAGTAAGGTTAATATTAAACGCACTTTACAGTAACGTATTTGTTAATACATACTCCGCACATTGGAACAAGTTCTTCTTTGAAATGTTGAAATACGCATACGCAGAACAAGGCGAATTAGATTATGCATTTAAAACAACTTACTTGAAAATTGTAAAAGAAGAAACTGACCTTGTACCATTCAAAGGATTCAAGATTGATAACTTTGATAAAGCGGTTGAATACTTTAACGAAGTTAAGCCTTACAGTAGTAAGATTAGAAACTACAGTGATATTAAGAAAGCACCTGTAGAAATAATGTCAGGCAGTACGTCAGACTTTGATAGACCTCCGTTCTACGATGAAGGCTTAAAGGCTGTAAGGATCTTAGACAAGAATGTGCCAGCAGATGCGTTGACACTGTCTACAGATAAAGACTATACTGGCTTTAGCAATACTCCTTCTAAGATAAGAAGTATGGATCAGACTATTGTGTTTGACAGAGTTAAAGGCGCATTGTATGAAAATACAACTGGCGGTAGTGTACAAACTATTGTTGCAGACGGAACAACATCAGTATTCAACTTAAACTTTGAAGTACAGGATTCGGATAGATTAGAGATTTTTGTAAACGGCAGGAAGATTGATAAGACATCGACCAGTGCTAATACAACAGTAACAAACTATCTAGTTGACGTTGGTAATGCATTTATATCGTTTACAGATGAAGCAGGTGTTAACAATGCTGTGGGCTTACCTGGCAACGGTGATAAAATTGAAGTTAAATATATTGACGGATTTGATCCTACATTAGAAACTATGAATGTGTCTATTGCTAAGAACATTGTTGCAATAGAAACTGCTTCTAATACATCTATTTCAAATACTTCGCTACAGTGGACAGCACCAGAACGTTTATGGAAGTTCAATCCAAGTGTGCGTACAGCAGTAACAAATGCATTTGATTTAGCATACGGCGTAGGTGCAAGCTCTAACACTTCTATAACAACTAACATTAGTGTAGTCTCAGAAATGGTTAGCAGTGGTAACCTTACTACAGCACTTAACTTAGTGAAGAGTAAAGTACATGCAACATTCCAAGGACAAGAGTTAGACGGAAACATATTTACTGATGTTGTTCCTGGAACGCATCCTACAACACACTATACTGATACTAGAGGATTCGATGCTAATACTTGGGATGATGGATTGTTTGACAGAGAAGTTGAAGTTAATAACTTTGTAGGTGTGTTTAGTGAAGATTCACAAGGCAATGTTAATTACAGAGTTGACGATGAGACAGTATACGGATTTGATTCTGTAACGTTCCTCAAGTCGCAGTACGGTCCTGACAGACCAGAAGAACTTATAGTTGTACAGCCACTAGAAACATTAGTAATGGATGTTATGACACAAGGTAACACGCAAATTAGTACAGACAGTACTGATGTACGCTTCATGGTGTTCATGGATATGTTTGGTCAAACAGAGTATTACAGACGTAATATTACACCACTAACTACAGTAACTAGCCCATTAGCAATTTGGGATACTGAAATTATGTTTGCTGATGTTACTAAGATTCCAAATGCTACTAAGCAAGATAGATCAGTTATTTGGATTAACGGTGAAAGAATAGAATATGAGAACAAGAACTTAGCAACGAAGAGTATATCAGGTATTATTAGAGGCACTAAAGGCACAACACCTAATACTATTATACCAGTTGGCGCTGAAGTGTATAACGGAGAAGAATCTGAGAACATTAGATTACGTGATGCAAACGGGCTATTAGTTAGAGACCCTGAAGACTTTAACTGGATTAAACCAGTTGAGATATTCGATGACACAATTCCGTTTGATGATGATTGGGACGGCAGTGGTAACTTAACAGTAACCAGTGCTAATGTAAACTATGCAAACGTAACGTATGACGGTGATACAGATAATATTACATATGGCTTTGATAGTTCGTGGGATGGTTCGGGCACGTTTAATCCAACTGGTAGACCTGGCGGAAATAATAATTCAGTATTAAATTGGCCACTATTTGACGAAGATGAAGTTAATGGTTGGGACTCAGGCAATAAGACAGTTAAGGAAGCAGGTAGTATTACTGACAAAGGTACTGTTCTAAAATCGAATGTGAGTATAATTGACTTTTTACACAATTTTGAGTAGAAAAGAGTAAGAATTAAAACAATATATAATGAAAAGTGATAAATAAGAATATGAACGATAGCAATGAAAAAGTTGAGGACGACATGAAAAATGCCAAACCAGTAGATGAATCAGCAGGTATTAAAATGTCAGGACACATCCTGATTAGAGATGTAGATACCGGCGAAGAACTTATTAATAAGAGAAACGCCATCCACTACGGCAACATGGCAAACATGATTGCGAACGCACTTACTAACCAAGCAGGTGCATACATTCACTTTATGGCTTTCGGTAACGGAGCAACATCAGTTGACTCTGCTGGTAAAGTAATTTACAAAGCACCAAGAGTAAGTGAATCATACGAAAACAGTGCAACGTTGTATAGTAGAACTTATGAGAAAGTAGTAAGTAACAACACAACAACAGATAAGATTGAAGTAATCACTGGCACCAGTTTTACAGATTTAAAAATTACTTGTACGTTAGGTTATAATCAACCTGCCGGACAGGACGACTTCGATAGTAGCACTACTAACGAAGGTACTTATGTTTTTGACGAACTAGGTTTACTAAGTTACGCAACAGATCCAACGGATGCTAAGTTGCTAACACATGTAATATTTCACCCAGTTCAAAAGAGTGCAAACAGAACAATTGAAATAATATATACTGTCAGAGTACAGTTAAATTAATAGAGGATAAAAACAAATGACTTATTCAGTACAAAATACAGATGGTTCGAAGACCATCAACGTAGCCGCTAGTCAGGTTAACTCTTCTTTCAGCGTTGCACTGGTCGGTAGAAATGTATCGGGATATGGACAATATTTTGTTCAAAACTCAATAAGACATTTAGAAAACTTTGCCAGTACATCAGCACCAACTCCTGATATTCCTTTAGAAGGTCAGATTTGGTATGATAAGACAGAAGACGTGATGAGAGTTTATGACGGCACAGGATGGCAAAGGCAAAGTATTACAGTATCGGCGGCGGCACCAAGCGGCGGTGTAGCTTCAGGAACTGCTTACTATGATACAGTAGACGATAAATTAAAAGTGCATAATGGAACTACTTTTGTAGATTCATCTTATGCAGGTAAAGTATCTAACGAGTACAGCGGAGTATCTAACGTAGGTAGTCCAAGCTCTTACGGTACTAGACTTAGATCAATGTATGTACCAGGCGAAGATGGAATTTTCCATTCAGTTATGGCACTTATGTATGTGAATGACGGTAGCAACGGATTAGCAGGTTTCACTGGTGGTGAAAGCATTATGGCTATATTCAGTGACCATGCATCATTTACTGTACAGGCTAACACATCATGGAAGATTGAAGGTTTAGCTGATACAAACATGTATGCACAAATGACAGATTCAGATGGTATCGGTGATACTATTAAACCAGGTATGAACCTTAGAACAAAATATGCATCGACAGCTATTGCATTAGCAAACGTGGCAACACAGGCTGACAGAGCAAATGCTATCTTAACAGGCGCAGGTGAAATTGATGCTAACATAATCATACACTCTGGCAAAAGTTATGTACCTACAACAACTGATAACGAAACATTGGGTGCGGCAGGTTCTAGATTTAGTGAAGTACATACTGACACTATCTTTATTGGTAACCCAGCATCTGCAACAGCACAATATATTAAGAAAGCAAAGACAGGTGGATCAACTAGTGTTGTTTTAGACATTGGTGAAAGTGATGCTCCTATTGATAACATTTATGTATCCAATATTACACTTGCTAATGGCGGTACTATTAGTGGTCTAAACATTGAAACCTTTGGTTCTAACACAGCGGCAATTGACGAAGTTTGGGCATCTAATGTAATCGTTAACGAAGGCAATGTGTGGACAAATAACTTAGGCTTCTACGGAGACTTAAGAAATCCAACAACAGGTAATATTGTTGTTGATGTTAGTGGCGATGCAGTTATTACGACAACTGGTGTAGCAACAGTATCAAACAAGACGTTTGGTAGTGATATACTAGTTACAGACAACAGCATTAACATTGGTAACGCAGGCACTAAGGTCGGCACTGTACACAGTTCAACATTCAGTGGTGTTGACGCAACACTAAGTGGTACTGTTTCAGGTGGAACGGTAACTGACGGATCACTATCTAGTACATCAGGTACTATAACTGGTGGTGTAGCCGCAACGTTTAGTGGTGCAGTAGCAGGTGGATCATTAACAGATGGTACAGCAACTATTACTTCAGGTAATTTAACTGGTGGTGTAACAGCAACGTTCTCAGGTAACGTAGCAGGCGATCACTTTAACGGTACAGCAACCTCGGCACAGTTTGCGGATTTGGCTGAGATATATTCATCCGATGTTGACTATGATGCAGGCACAGTTGTTAAGATTGGCGGTGACGCTGAAATAACACAGACTACAGGACCTGAAGACACTGAAGTATTTGGTGTAGTTTCTACTACCCCAGCATACTTAATGAACAGTGGCGCAACAGGTATTCCAGTAGCATTAGCAGGACGAGTTCCAGTTAACGTAATTGGACTTGTTAATAAAGGTCAACGATTAACATCAAGTGACGTATCAGGCATTGCTTGTGCGGCAAATGATGACACTCCATTACAAGCAATCATAGGCAGGTCTTTAGAAGATAAAACTTCTGAAGGGCAGGGCGTAGTAGAAGCGGTAATTGGCGTTAAATAAGGTAAATAGTAGTAATAACATAATATTGTATTGTAGGAGAAAACAATGGCAAGTGGATCAACACTAACAGTAACAGGCGGAATTAACATGGTGCAGGTAGTAGCCGGCGACCAAATTGGTATCGCAGATTACAACAACATGGTAGCTAATGTATACAGACAGCTAGGCACGCCGGCAGATACAACAGTTGGGTCTTACGCCGCCAGCAGTAACTACGGTTATAATCAATCTGTTGGTAGTTTAAACGCTACATCAGGTAGCTCAATTCAAGCAGTGAATAGTACAACAGGTTACAAGAACTTACAGGACGAAATACAGTCCTTAGCAACATTTTTAGGACACTCACTAAATTCATCTTCAGCTTCAGATAAAACTGCAGGCTCAACGTTGACTGCAAGTGATTGGTCTAACTTGATGGACGATGTTAAAGATGTGTTCGATGCAAGAAATGCAGTACCAAGTGGCAGTTTAACAACTGATGCAAGCGGTACAACAAGCAGAACAGCGGCTTGGGGTAGTTCATCCACTGCATCAATTACACATGAATTTACAGCAACTTTCGCAAGCGAAGCTCATTGTAGAGGCTTTTTTAACGCAGGCGGTGAAGTACTATTTACAGCAAGCAGAAGTGGTGGAACATCAGGCAGTTCCGCAGGAACTATTGGTTCACAGAACAGTAACTGGACAAGTACATTAAGTGCATTGGGAACATTGACATTTAGTTTAGACAACTTGGTTAGTTCAGGATCAACAGGTACAAGTGCTAGTAAAGGCTTTATGGAACTAACTACAGGCTATGTACAAATGTATATCAAGTACGGTTCAGGTTCTTATGCAAGTAACTACTACCAACTACATGCTAAAGTAAACAGCACTACTAATCCAACTGTTATAACGTTTAAAGTTACAATGAGAGATGATCACGCACTAGGCAATGGCATCGGAGCAGATGGTGTTGACGGTAACTCAGATGATACTGTGGGATATGTAGATAGTGTAGACGGTACTATTACAAGTACTATCCAAACTAAACGTGCAAACAACGGTGTTGTTTTAACTGCACCAACGTACGGCGCAGTAAGCAATCTATAAAATTTAAATTAAAATAATTAAAAGCCAGTTCACAGTAACTGGCTTTTTTTTGACTGATAAATATGCTTATGTCAACTAAACTATCAAAAGCATTAGAGTTTGCGAATTATAGAACCACGCTCAATGTACAGCACAATGCCTTAAAGGCAAAAGTCCAGACACTATTAAGTTTTAGTATTAATGGTGGTACGTTTGAAATCTCACAAGAGCTTATAGCATTTGTGCAGACATTAATAACACAGGGGCATGTCAAAGCAATATTGCTAGATGTGTATAACAATCCAATCGAAATTGTCGGACTAGGCGATTTCTTAGACGAGATTTTATCAAGGTACTTTGAAGCTACAAATGAATATCATGCTGAATACACTAAGTTAAAGAAAAGCAGAAAGGTACATAAGTTGATAGATTTAAATTTAGATGAAACTTGAATATATTTTTGATGTCGATGGTACATTAACTCCTAGCAGAGGCACAATAGATCCACAGTTTAAGAAAGAGTTTCTGGCATTCGCTAGAACACATAACGTATACCTTGTTACAGGCAGTGACAGACCAAAAACATTAGAGCAAGTAGGCGAAGAAATTTACAACAGTTGTAAACGTGTATACAATTGCTCTGGGTGTGATGTCTATGAGGGCTCTACGAATATAAGAGCATCGCATTGGATACTGCCTGAAGATGCACACACATGGTTAAGTGTACAACTAACTGAAAGCAAGTTTAGCCTTAGAACAGGTTTACACTTTGAACATCGACCTGGCATGGTAAACTTTAGTGTGGTAGGACGTAATGCTAACACAGACGAACGTGCAAGATATGTAGAATACGAAATATTCCAACCCGAGCGTAATCGTATAGCTGAAAACTTTAATGCATTGTTCCCAACATTACAAGCTCGCCCAGGCGGTGATACAGGTATCGATATTGCTCCATTAGGCTCAGACAAATCACAGATACTCGTAGACTTTCCTGTTATAAGCAACATAAGATTTTACGGTGACCGTACAGATGTTGCTGGAAACGATTTCCCAATTGCATCACGTTTAAATCCATCGCATGTATATTCTGTAATAGGATGGGAACACACTAGAGGGTTTTTATTAAATGAGTAAAGGCTTTTTAATGTTTGCACACAACAACGAGGAGATAGATTATCTCAAGTTGGCTGTGACAAACGCATACTTAATCAAAAAGAATTGCGGCATACATGATATCACAGTAGTAACTAATCAACACAGTTATGATTACACTACTGAAATACTCGGCAAAGAATTTGTACACCATGCAATATCTAATATTGTAATTACAGAAAAAGATAAAAACTTTAAACGTAGTAATACTAGGCTATACAAAGATACCAGTCATACAAGCAAGCCGTTGCCCTTCTACAACGTGGACAGGTGTGATGCATACAATATGTCGCCCTATGACGAAACTATACTAATAGACGCTGATTACTTAATACTAAGTGACACGTTAAACAGTTGTTGGGACCATGAAAATGAATTTATGATGAACTGGTCATACGAAGATATAATGTCAGAACGTAATGACGACACTCTACGCAGATTAAGTCCGACAGGTATAACAATGTATTGGGCCACAGTAGTGTACTTTCGTAAAACAGAATTTGCAGAACAGATGTTTGAAACTGTTAAGCATGTTAGAGACAACAGAGAATTTTATCAAGACGTTTACAAGTGGCCCGGGTCACTGTACCGTAATGACTACAGTTTTAGTGTAGCGGCACACATGCTCGGCGGGTTTGTAGATAAAGGTATACCACAACTACCAGTACCACACTTATACAAAACATTTGATACTGATGACGTTCACAGTGCTCCAGCACTAAATGAACTCATTTTTTATCTAGAGAAACCTAAAAGTTTAGGCGACTTTATGTTGTGTAGGTGGAGAGGACTTGATGTTCACGTAATGAACAAGTGGGCAATAAACAGAATAAGCAAGGAACTATTACGATATGTCTGATTTAAGAGATAAGATAAACAGTAGAATGGACCAGCTACAAGAATGGATGGAAAGTAACTATCACTTGAAGCACAGTGATAAAGTATACGAACACACATTAAACATCAGCAAGTTTTGGAGTGTCCTGTCAGAAGAAGACAGAGATTATATCCAGGCATCGCAGATGGCATGTGATGACAAAATTGAATGGAAGTTGTAGTGATTGAAAAACTTGTACATTATTATACACATCAATCGCAGATGGAAGACCGTAGTATGTTTTACATTGGCGAGTTTGATAATAAATTTTGTACACATAATTTAGACCATTATAATATTACCAAGTTAAAAGAATACGGCATTGAGGCAAAGTTGCGACAAGTTAAGTCATTTGTATTAAAGCAACTAATGGAAGCAAACGCCAGAAGAAATAATATAACGTACATAGTAGATCTAGGTTTCAGAGTGTACCCTTGGTATGATATAGACTGTACAGAACTGGAAACAATGATTGACCAATTCGCAGACGTAAAAGGATTTGACAAATTAAAGTGGCGATTTTCAAACGGATATGATCTATACGGAGTAGGCGAACAAGAACGAATTGACTGGTTTAAACACGCAACAAGAAAAGTAAAACAAGAAAACATTATTATGGACTTGGTAAATTATGATGTAGTAGATGCATACAGGCAAGCATTACCAAACGCAACCATAAACTATTATTCTATATACTTTTCTAGAATGGTTTACAGTAACTTAGCCCACGACACTGTTTACGAACAAACAACAAATGCAAAACCATATCACATACTATCGCTGAATAACATTGTAAAAGAGCACAGAAATACAATTACTAATTTATGTAAGCAACATGAAGATAAATGCAAGTACACCTACGTAGGAAAGGATCCTTTCTCTGTGCGTGATCCAGACTTAAACATTGTGCAAGACAGACCGGATTATAAATTAATGAACTCTGCATACACATACGTTAGTACCGAAACATTTTTTGACCACACAGAAATATTTAATTATGACCACGCACCTTATGTTTCTAGATTACACTCAGACGATATAACGTATGCATACATCACAGAGAAAAGTTTAAAGTCTGCATTTTTTAAATTACCAATGCTGATATGTGGATTACCCGGAAGTTTAAAAACATGGAAACGTTTAGGATTTGAAAGTTTTCCAGAGTTCTTTGATGAGTCATACGATGAAATGATAGATACTACACAACGAATGGATAAAGTAAAAGAAGAACTATTAAAGATAATACACACACCTACAAGTGTATTGCACGAACTTTTTACAAGTACAGCAGTGCAAGAAAAGTTAGAACGTAATCAACAAAAGTTTTTTGAACATTATAGAAATTATTTAAAGTACCATACGTTTAATTTTAACGAAGGTATACATCCGCTAATGGATAAAGTTATGGAGAAACAACTTGGCTAAAGCACCAGAAGTAGGCGACAGAATTATACATAACGAACCTGGGTTCAATAGAACAAACGAGGGTGTAGTTGAGCAATTATTGTCAATGCAGTTTACATATAGAACAGACAAAGACCAGTCTCGTTTTTGCTTATACAAAGAAGATTGGAAATTAATAAAATGAGCAAAGGGTATATTGTAATTGCACAGAATAACGACACTGTTGATTATTTAGAACAAGCGTATGCACTCGCACTGAATTTAAAACTAACACAGGGCAACGTAAGCAATCTGACGGTGTGTGTTGACACCAAGACTAAAGCATTAATACAACCAAAACACAAAAGAATATTTGACCATATTGTTGATATACCGTGGGAAGACCATGCCGCTGATGCACAGTGGAAAATTAATAACAAGTGGAAATATTATTACATGTCGCCTTATGATGAGACAGTTATACTAGATACCGATATGATATTCCCATATGATGTAAGCCATTGGTGGGAACATTTATCTCAGAGAGATGTGTGGGCATGTACTAATGTAAAAACATACCGAGACGAATTAGTAAACGATTTGCACTACAGACTAGACATGAAAAGAAACAATATGCCTAATGTGTACACCGCATTCTTTTACTTTAAGAAGAGCGACCTAGCAAGTGAGTTGTTCAAAATGATACAGATTATTTTTGAGAATTGGGAACGTATGTATTACAAATACATGCCAAAGGGTAAGCCAGAATGGTTAAGTGCTGACGTGGCATTTAGTTTGGCTATACAGTTACTAGGCATAGAAGATGAATGTACTATGGATCATATAACAGACTTACCTACGTTTGTACACATGAAAAGTTTTGTACAAAACGTGCCCACTAGCGAAATGGAAGATAACTGGACTGACAGTATTCCCACATATTATAAATCATATAACAATTTTAAAGTAGGTAACTTTCAGATAACACAACCTTTCCACTATGTAGATAAGACATGGATGACTAAGGATAAAATACAACAGATGGAAATTGAGGTAAACAAATGAGTGAATTAACACCAGGCGAAAGACTAGCATTGGCAAAGAAAGAAATTAAGGGCGATTACAAAGATGTAATAGTAGCAAACCAAGAACACACATACATGGTGTATCAGCCGGACGGTAACATACTATACAAAGGGTTAACAGAACCTGATATGTCAACGTATGTCGATTGCAAATCGTATAAGTTTAACACTCGGGATGTTGCTATAACTGACCAACAAGGTAAAAGTATTGCACAGTTTATTATACACGAAGACGAGCATGAGGTGTGCCATATTAAAGTACGAAGTTTAGAAGTTGCTAAAACAAAAGCATCTAGGGACTTCTTATCTGAGATAACATCAACTTCAAAAGCGTATGATATTTTATTCTCTACAACAAAGAACGATTGGAAGATTAGTAAAAATGCAAAGTTAGTATTGAAACAACCGATGAGTTTTTATGTTACACCTCTCAAAGATCCGCATATCTTATTAGAACGTATAGTAGTAAGCCCTGAAATGTTTAAAGATAGTAATGTAGTAAAGATAAAACACAAAGATACGTTGCCAGAAGCGTATAGTGTGTACACTCACAAGATTTTCGAGAACTACAGTATTAAATAAGATAAATATTGCTATAGCGAAACACAGGACACGCACATGGCAAAAATTGATGTTACCGAACTAGATATATTCTATATCAGTTATGACGAACCCAACTGCGAAGAACATTGGGCAGACTTACTAAACAAGGTGCCTTGGGCAAAGCGAGTACACGGAGTTAAAGGCTTCGATGCCGCACATAAGGCTTGTGCCGAGCAATCAGATACAGATAGATTCATTACCGTAGACGGTGACAACATTGTAATGGATGACTTCTTCGAACAAGAACTTGACGTACCAGAAACCGACCATGATGGTAATGACATCAGCAAATGTATCTTTAGTTGGAATGCTAAAAACATTCTTAACGGATTAGTGTACGGTAACGGTGGACTTAAATGTTGGCCCACAGAGTATACTAAAAGCATTAACACACATGAAGCCGCAACAGACGGTGAGGGTATGGAGTTTTGCTGGAAGTTAGATTACATTCAACTTAACGACACATTTAGTGAAGTACACCAAACAGCAAGTCCTTTCCAAGCCTTCAGAGCAGGGTTTAGGGAAGGTGTTAAAATGAGTACTGACCAAGGTAAACGTGTAGCACCAGACGAGTTTAAAGAGAAGATTTGGTATGGTAACTACAACAGATTACAAACATGGTGCAACATAGGCAGTGATGTAGAGAATGGTATATGGGCTATCTACGGAGCAAGACTTGGTTGTAAAATGACAGTGCTTAGTGATTGGGACACTAACAAAATATCAGACTACGAGTGGTTTAAAGATTTCTTTAATAACGAAGTTGCACCTGAGTTCGACGGATTAAATGATATGACTTGTCGTTATAGTAAATTACAATGGGATAGTGCTATGCTACACAAAAGAGTTTGTAGCATAGGCAGAGAGTTAAACACAGACATAAACTCTATGATGTTGTTTGACCCCAGTAAGGAGATGTGTAAGTTCTTCAAACAAACTTATGTGAATCCTAGACGTTGGGGTGCAATGATTAGAGAGAAACAGATCCAGGACTTACTGGAAAAAGGTTTAATACAATGAGACAACTTTGGCGCCTTTGGGCTAAAGCCATTGGCGAAAAGGAAGGAACAACTGACGCTGAAGCAGACAAGATAGCATTAATCAGAACAGTAATTGTATTAGTAAATTTCATCACATGCTTTGTTATTATTGCAGGGAACATACATAATTGGTAATGAGTATATACGACCAAGCCGCAGATAAGGCAGAAAAACAACTAGACGCTATTAGCCCTACTATGTGTTATGCAAAGTGGAGCCAAGTGTCTATGCACTTAACTAATGGCACAACACATAGTTGCTATCACCCACCTACACATAAAATTCCATTAGAAGAACTAGCAAAGAATGTTTCAGCATTACATAATACAGAAGAGAAGAAAGACCAACGCAGACAAATGCTTAAAGGCGAGAAGCCGGACGGTTGTAGTTATTGCTGGAACATAGAAGACACTGGCGCAAGAAGTGACCGGGTATATCGCAGTGGCGAGTACTGGGCACAGGACAGTAAAGAAGATATTATGGATGCTGGTGCTAGTGGCAATATTAATCCACGTTATGTGGAAGTAAACTTTAATCAAGCATGTAACTTTAAGTGTAGTTATTGTTCACCGCATTTAAGTACAGCATGGCAAGAAGAGATTGACGAGTTCGGCGAGTACCCAACTACAGCACCGCACAACAATGTAGAGAGTTTAGATCGTAAAGGGCTTATGCCACTTAAACTTAGCCAAGATAACAATCCTTATGTTACAGCGTTTTGGAAGTGGTGGCCTGAGATGTATAAGACACTACGAGTATTTAGAATGACAGGCGGTGAGCCGTTAATGGATAAGAATACTTTTAAGGTACTAGACTATGTACTAGACAATCCTAATAAAGATTTAGAGTTAAGTATAACATCAAACATGTGTCCTGTCAACGATGCATTGTTTGTAAAGTTTTTGAATGCAGTTAAGAAGATGGACAATGTACAGCATGGCGCTGAAGTATATGTAACAGATCCGCTCGACGGCACTGACTGGCAAACATGGCAACATTCTATTATAGGTGAGGACGCAAAGCGTTACCACAGCAGTGAGCTACCTGTAATTGAGCGTGAAGCAATACCGCAGACATTCCTGCAAGTTGGACAGTGTGAGGAACAAGATAACAATAGTTTCACATACATATACGAATACAACGACAAAGCATACCATAACTTTAGTGTGTTCTGTAGTCTAGACGGCTGGGGTGAACAAGCGGAGTATATGCGTAGTGGCATGGACTTCGATACTGTTTGGAATAACTGTCACAGGTTTTTAGACGAAACACGATTCACAAGTATCAATTTCATTAATACATTTAACTGTTTAAGTGTAACAAGTTTTAAAGAATTCTTACAAGGCATACTAGACCTTAGAGAAAAGTGGAGCAAAGAGGTTCAGTACTCGATGGGCTGGGAAGTTCCTGAACAACGTATATGGTTCGATGTTCCATTGCTCCGAGCTCCTGCTTGGCAAAGCATACAAGTATTGCCAGGGCAGTATCAAGAGTATATGCAAGAAGCAATACAGTTTATGGAACAAAATAAAGCCAACGAAGAGTATGTAGATTACAAAGGCTTTAAGGATTTTGAGATAGCAAAGGTAAAGCGAAACTTAGAGTTTATGAAAGCAGAGCTACCACATGATAAACTAATAAGAGACCGTGCAGACTTTTATAAGTTTTTTACAGAACATGACAGACGAAGAAATACAAATTACTTAGCAACGTTTCCAGAGATGCACGACTTCTGGTTTATGTGTGAGGAAGCAGAGGCATTGAATGGATAAGTTAATAAAAGCATTAAAGGAAGGCGTAGTAACAGTTGTGTTCGAAAAGATAGACACTAAGGAGATTAGGTCAATGGCTTGCACTCTAAATAGTGAAGTCGCAAATTTAAGTACGAGCATAACGAATCAATCACCTGACTGTTCTACAATTGTAATGTATGCATTAGATAGAAAGGCATGGAGAGATGTAAGAGTCAACACAATACAGAAGTGGTACATTGGGTACCCAGAGGAGAACACATAATGTTAGACTACGATAAAATTAAAACACAATTGGAAGAAAACTTCCAAGTACAAAAAGCAGATGGTATTGATATTGACATTAATATTAATGTTATTAGTGAGACTAACGGTAAATTTTCTGTTAGTATTCACGACAAAGAATGTAGTATTGCACACAAGCAGTTAGACAAATCAGATATCACTGTTGGGTTTGTTAATGAGGACACATTGTTAGAAATGTTCTTAGCAGGTGGCAATCCTATATCATTGGTAATGGGCGGCAAAATGACGTTCAATGGCGACATGGCTAAAGGCAAAGAACTTAAAGGCTTGTTCGTCGAATAGTATAACTATTCTATATAAACTATAACGGAGAAATAAATGTACGAATTTACGAGCGAAAGTGTTAGTACTGGACATCCAGACAAGATAGCAGACTTAATTTCAGACAAGGTTGCTACTTACTTACTAGACAAAAACGTCACTCACAGAGCGGCAATTGAAACACTTGTAACTACCAACATGGTAACGTTGGCGGGCGAATATAAATCGGATAACTTTGACAAAGATGTAATTGAGAAGATTGTCAGAGATACTGTAAAAGATATTGGTTACGAGCAAGACGGCTTCCATTGGAATACGTTAAGAGTGTATAATGAATTACACGGACAATCGCCTGACATCGCGATGGGCACAGACGACTTTGGTGCAGGTGACCAAGGTATCATGTTTGGTTACGCATGTAACGAGACACCTGTCCATATGCCAAGTGCAATCTATTACAGTCATGCAATATTAAAGTATATCGAGTCACAGAGACGTACTGGTGCGGATTGGATTGGCCCAGACAGTAAAGCACAAGTAACAATGGAATACAGTGACATTAACACACCTGTCAGAGTCAGTAGAGTAGTGTGCAGTAGTCAGCACACAGAGGAATTTTCGCTAGACGTTACAAGACAGACATTGAAGGAGTTAGTTAAAATAGCACTTGGCGGTGCCGGTGCGCCTATTGATGACCAGACGGAATATTTAATTAACCCAACAGGCAAATTTGTTATTGGTGGGCCTGACGGCGATACAGGACTTACAGGGCGTAAGATTATTGTAGACACATACGGTGGCTATGCCCCGCATGGCGGCGGTGCGTTCAGCGGCAAGGACTGTACTAAGGTAGACAGAAGTGCGGCTTACATGGCACGTTACTTGGCAAAGAATATTGTGGCAAGTGGTAAAGCAGACAACTGTACTGTGCAACTAAGTTATGCTATCGGTGTTAAAGAGCCTACTAGTGTGTATGTATATGCTGACGGTGATGTACGAAATGATATTACAGCAGAGATTAGGGCATTAGTTGATCTAACGCCTAAAGGTATTATCGATAAGTTTAAACTATTCGAGTTAGACCTTAGCGAAACTACAAACTACGGACACTTTGGCAAAGAAAGTATGCCTTGGGAAAACGTAGATTTGTTTGAATAAATAACATAATAGAGTAAATATACACATGCCACACATTAAAAAAATTGCTATAACTGGCCATACTAAAGGTATAGGTAAAGAACTCTGGAATCGATTAGAAGACAGAGGTTTCGAGCTTAAAGGCTTTAGCAGGTCAAATGGTTACAACTTACAAAAAGTAAGTACATGCAAAAAAGTTGTAAAGGAAGCAGTCGAATGGAACGCTGATGTATTTGTAAATAATGCATACGTTCCAGATAACCAGGTACGGTTAATGTATTTGATGTATGAGCAATGGCAAGAGAAACCTAGACTAATAATTAATATGGGTGCTACTAGTAGCGACAGTATTACGAACTTTAGTCAAATGGGTTACAATGCAGACTGGACGCCATATGTAAGTGACAAGGCTAGATTGGATTGGGCCAGCTTACAGTTAGCCAATATGCATAAACAGGGAAAGTGTAGAGTGAGTTTAGTTAAGCCAGGGTTTGTCGACACCGACAGTACAGCAGTGTTTAAAGACTTCGCAGAGGACTTTATGATGACCGCTGATAGTGTTGCTGAACAGATCGAATGGCTAATAGACCTAAAAAGACATGTACAAGTAAGAAACATAAGTTTCGACGTAGGGAATATGTAATGGTTAGAAAAGTAGACGAAACACACAGAGAGTTCAAAGCCAGGAAGATAGATACTGTAAGTGATTCCTTCTGTGGAGCAAAGTGGTTTAACGCAACGATATGGTTGGGTCACGGTGGAACAACCAGTTGTCATCATCCCCCAGCACACCAAATAGATACAGAAGAGATTAAAACAAATCCGTCAGCTATTCATAACACACGGCATAAAAAGAAAATGCGTGATATGATGCAGAAAGGTGACCGTCCAAAAGAGTGTGAGTACTGTTGGAAGATAGAAGACATGGGCCAAGACTCAGATGGTAATGAGCCAGTGTCAGACAGAGTTTATAAGACAGTTATCTACGAAGACGATGACTTGGATCTTATTGCAACATTAGATCCGCAAGAAGATGTTAATTTGAAAACAATGGAAATTGCTTTTGATAGAACATGTCAACTTGCATGTAGTTATTGTAACCCAGCATTTAGTAGTACATGGGTTAAAGATATCAGAACTAACGGTGGCTATCAAGGCATTAAGTCAGATGCTCGTGGACACTTTATTGATGATGCTCCGTATGCCGAACCGTATGCACGTGGTGATGTTAATCCGTATGTTGATGCGTTTTGGAGATGGTGGCCTGAACTAAGTAAGGACTTAGAAGAGATTAGAGTTACAGGTGGTGAGCCACTAATGACTCCTGAGATTTATAAGTTGTTCGACTGGTTCAAAGAGTCTGATGATCCAAACAAACATAAAATGCGTTTGGCAATTAACAGTAACTTAATGGCTAAGCCAGCATTGCTCGATAGGTTTATTGATGCAACACAGCACATTGAACACTTCCATGTGTACACTAGTAATGAAGCCTTTGGGCCACAAGCAGAGTACATCAGGGACGGACTAGAGTGGGACGTGTGGACAAAACAGTTTGAACGTTTTGCCAGTGAGGCAAGGTACGAAGGTGTACATTGTATGATGACTATTAATGCATTATGCCTAGACACTATTACTGAGTTTTGGGATTGGGTACTAACAATGAAACGTAAGTACGGACATCATGTTCCAGGCATTAGTGTAAACATATTGCGTTTTCCTAGTTTCCAGAGTCCACTGACATTACCAGATCACTTGCGTAAGATGTACCATGATGAGATTAGCGATTGGTTAGATGCAGTTAGAGCCAAAGGCGAGAAATCAGATATTACAGGTGCAGAACTATTGCAACCTTGGGAGCAAGATCAAATTAGCAGACTAATAGAATATTTGGATGTTGTTAAAACTCCACATAGGAATACTGCTGAACAACACTTACTACATCACGACTTTAAAGTATTTTACGAACAGTATGATGCAAGACGTGGATTTAATTTTAAAGAAACATTCCCTCGTATGGCAGAATGGTATGACAGTATTGAAGTACTAGACATCAGCGATGACCACGATATACAAGCACCGGATAGTGTGGGTGTAACAAATACACTGTATGCTAAACGTATTGTTACAGAGGACGGTGAAGTTAAAGTTGTAGAAATGAAAGTACGTGGACGTCAAACAGGCGAAAGCGACGATGACTATGACGATGAGAAATATAAAAACGATCCAGACTACAACCCAAATATCAAACGTAAATCAGGTAGTAGTATAGGTTGGGACACTGAGACAGATGGACTCGGTGGGGCAGTCGATGCCGCGGATTAAACCTACATGGGAGCATGGAGCCATGCACCCAGATTCAGAGAACAAAGTTTTTTGTACAGCACCATGGACACATACATACATTTCACCTCAAAGTGAAAGACGTATGTGTTGTGCTAGTAGGGAAGAACATCAGTTTCAAAAACAATACATCGATGCTAGTAATGACGAAAGCACAGGCAAGTTTAAGGAAAGCGGTACTATTGCAGACTACCAGCCTGTTAGTCTAAAAGAACATTGGAACAGTCCGTACATGATGGACATCCGCAAGAAACTAATGGCAGGTGAAGAGATTGCACAGTGTAATGTGTGCAACGATAGTGTACTAAGTCAGAGTACATACCGTCAGTGGTTCACAGGATTCTTGTTTGAGAAATATATAGACAAATGCTTTGAGGAGACAGACGATGACGGACGTACAACTATGGACCCTATCAGTTTTGATTATAGGGTTAGCAATTTGTGTAACTTTAAGTGCCGTATGTGCGGTGAGCAACTTAGCTCGGCATGGGAAACAGAGAAGCGGCAGAATGACCATTGGACGCCTGAGAGCCAACCATTCATGGTACCCGAGAACAAAGAGATCATCCAGAAGTTCCAGAAGGATGTAGTAGAAGAAGAATTTTGGGAAGCCATTAAAGCAGGTACAGTAGAAGAAATATACTGGGTCGGCGGTGAGCCGTTGATGTATGATATACATTGGAAGAGCATGGCAAGGCTTGCCGAAGATGGCAATTTAAGTAAAGTACACTTACGTTACAACAGTAATTTAAGTAGAGTACGCTATGGTAAAAATTACTTATACGATTGGTTACCACAAGCAAAGGACTGGACTATGTGTGCAAGTATTGACGGCATAGGTAGGATAGGCGAGTTCATACGCACAGGTCTAATATGGGACGAGTGGGATAAGAACTTTAGGGAAGGTGTAGCATGTCCAGGTGGCGACAGCAAGATGCTTATGGACCTAACACTAACAGGCCCTGGACTATTTGGCTTGCGTGACTTTGTTAATTATTCGTTAGAGTTAAATGTTAAAATTGAAACTAAGAATATGTTTGCATTCCATCCAGATGTAGTATTTACATTTATGAGTTGGCCCAGACATATCCTAGACAGAATAGTAAACAGTTTGCTAGATGACTTACGTCCTATTGTAACTGAAAAGCAAAGCACAGTAATAACTCAACTAGAAGCAATTCTAAATACTCCTACATTCGGTGAACAGTTTCCAGACACACATGAGGAACAATTCTTTAATGGCAGACAATGGCAACAGACTATTGCTACTATTAGGAACGATGGCGCCGAAGGCGAGGCACTAACTATAGAAGAAATTTATAAGGCAGACGAAGAACTATACAACTGGTATACCAGACCTGACCCGAAGCACAACAGTCGATGATGACCGCGGATACTTATAGTGACCAGATGGTATGGGAGGCAGACCGTCTCTTGCGGGCACGACCTGACATGACACTTATTAAAGAAATGTATGTTGTGCATGTAGATGATACTGGTGATGACATGGGCGGACTAGACAATCATAATGGTAATGGTCAAAGCGATAGCAACACAACGTTATGTGGCATAAGTCCACACTGCTTGGAAGGTGAGTACGATGATGCATTTGTCGGTTCTGTTATTATAGCACAGTCTGACAAAGAGGTCAAGAGAGTATGCGAAGCATACCCTGATATAAACATATACTATACCATAGGCATCTCTACATACCCGTATAACGACAAGAACGTTGACTACAGAGCATTGGGTAATAGATTAAATAAATTACAGCAACGTAACTTACACATTGCATTTGTTAATGGCTGGGATATGTACCTAGACGAGTTTAAAGAGTTTGACAGGTGTAAGAAAATTAAAAACGAATTAGCAGAGTTTGACAACACTAAACTTAAATTCTTAATGGCTAACTTTACAATATGCCAGAAGTACAAGGCGGCAATGCCCCATGCGGATGTACAGTACTACACAATATACCCTACACGAATTGCAGACAGTCCTGGCAAAGCATCTTGGCCCGATAGCATTATTAATAAGACTGGCAATAAATTACGATTTAAAAAGTTAGTGTGTTTAAATAATTTTACCAAAGGCCATCGGTGTGCGGTAGTAGATACTATTACTCCGTATGCAAAAGACATCTACTATTCATATAGAGACAAGGGTATATATTTAAAGAAGGAATCGGTTAATTCTCAAAGCAGGCATAAAGATGGTAGGTTCTTGCGTAACCAAGATAGTCCTCCGTACAGAGTTATATCAAGTGCGTATGCTTGGGTAGCCAATGAGACATTCTTTAATAGTACGCATTCACCTACTCCATGTGGTGGTGACTTTGGTTGGGGTGAAGACCATGTTGGGCCGAAGGAAGTTACAGGATTTATAACAGAGAAAACACTTAAAGGTTTCTTTTTTGAATTGCCTGTGTTCGTTGTAGGACTAGCCAGAACATATCAGCAGTTGCATAAAATGGGCTTCGAAACATTCCCTGAGATATTTGATGAGAGTTTCGATAACATTATGAACGATGATGAACGTATAATAGCTATACAAAAGGAACTAGTAACTTACTTAGATACCCCTTTACGAGAAACACATGAGCGATTCTTTAGTCCTATGGTACAAGAAAAGATAGCTCACAATAAAAATCTCATACTTACCATGGCAAAATCAGACCCGTTCAACAGAACTGCATGGACGTATAAGTATCCAGACAAGTAGGAATCCTCAATCACAATCACAAATCGTTGATACATCTTAATGATAAATATAAGAGTAGTTAACTCTACACACATTATTTAAATAAACTTAGGAGAACAACATGGCCTCAATCGGATTTATCGGAGTTGGCAAGTTAGGACAAGCCTGCGCCGAAATGGTCGCCGAAGTACATGATGTTGTTGGATTTGATATTAACCCTGTAGAGCCTGAAAACTTTGCAATGGTTGATAAGATGGAAGATGCTGTTAAAGGTAAAGACATTGTTTTTATTGCAGTACAGACTCCACATGATCCACAATATGATGGAAAAGCACCTACCAGCCATTTACCAAACAAAGACTTTGATTATAGTACAGTAAAGAAAGTCTTAAGCCAGGTGAATGCTGTAGCAACAAAAGACCAACTAGTAGTCCTTATTAGTACAGTATTACCGGGAACGGTAAGACGAGACTTCGTACAACTTATTACCAATGCACGTTTCATTTATAATCCATACTTAATTGCTATGGGTACAGTTAAATGGGATATGGTTAATCCAGAAATGGTAATGATTGGAACTGAAGACGGAAGTGAAACTGGTGATGCAAAACAGTTAATAGACTTTTACAATACAATTATGCAAAACGATCCCAACTATGTAATTGGTACTTGGGATGAAGTAGAATGTATTAAAGTTTTCTATAACACATTCATTAGTGCAAAAGTAAGTTTAGTAAACATGATACAAGACGTTGCTCAGAAGGCAGGGAACATCAATGCAGAAGTTGTATGTGATGCACTTGCTAACAGTGGCAGACGTATTATGGGTCCAGGATATATGACACCCGGCATGGGCGATGGAGGTGCTTGTCACCCTAGAGATAATATCGCTTTGCGTTGGATGGCAGAAGACTTGGACTTAGGCTATGACTTATTCGATGCAGTAATGCGTAGCAGAGAAGTACAAGCAGAGAACATGGCTAAGGAACTTATTAAGCACACATTGGATGACAAGCCTATTATTATAGTAGGCAAAGCATACAAGCCAATGGTTCCATACACAGCAGGCTCTAGCAGTATGCTTGTAGGTCATTATATAGAGAAAGCAGGTAACACCCTTTACTACTATGACGAACAAACAGGAGACTTACCTCCAGCAGAAGTACTAGGTCAACCAGCAGTATACTTACTTGCACATAACCCAGAAGTCACTTACGGTGAGCAACTGGACTTCGTGTCTAAGTGGTACGGTGACCACAACGTAACAGATTGTGATACAGCATTAACAGTTAAAACAGGTAACGGCACAGAGCTTTCGTTTGCAGAAGGCAGTGTAGTAGTTGACCCGTGGAGGAAGACTCCGAAGGCACCTGGCATAACAGTTATACATTATGGTAACACAAGGGTAGACGTGTAAGTGAGTAGAGAGTTTACGGAGTCTGAATTGGTAATGATAGAGAAGCTAGACTCAGATCTAGACGTCTATCCTACCGACTTCGATGTTGCCGTAGCCTTTGCCGACCAAGAAGGTTGGAAAGACTATTTAGACATAGTTGAGGACTTCGTAAACTTGCCTGCTAACAGCACAGTATTAGAAATAGCACCGGGCAACGGTGCTTACCATAGACTTATAAACAACAGCGATATTAAAAAATATATCGGTGTCGAGCCGTTCACAGAGTGGTATGAAAAATTAAACACAGATTTAGAATGGAAGCCAGAAACAGAGTTTCATAATTGTACTTACGAGGAATTTGTTACCCTCGAACCTATCGACGTATTAATTTCAGCAGGACTATTTTATCATTTAGCAAGTCCTATACATTTTATAGAAACTATTGCAAATGAATATAAACCCGCCCTACTATACGTTGAGACAATTGGACACTTAGATATTAGAAACATGCATGCCACTGGCAAAATTAGTTCACATGCACCTGAGATGTTAAACGTAGCAGGCAGTAGATATGCAGGACGTAGAGCTGTGCCATATAATAGCACATCAGATATTTCTACACTAGCACACTTCATCGAGTGTGTTGGATACAAATTGATAGATTTTAGAGACATTGAAACAACATCTTCGTCAAAATTAAATAGTTGCATTATGGAGTTTCATCGTTTAGGAGATAACGCATGGTCATAACAGATCAAGAGATTTTAGATTACATTTTTAAAAAATGGGGCAAGCAAGAAGAGATGCGAGCCTTTAACGAACAGTATCGTTACACACCGCCTTACCCAACATTGCATGTTGAAGACTTTGTTCCGCCTCATGTAGCAAAAGCATTACACGAAGAAAGCAAGACTATACCTAAAGCATTTTGGACAACGTTCACTAGAGCTGACAGCTATATGGAAGAGTGCAATGACCTAGAAGAGGCGCCAGTTGCCAGAGCAGTAGTTAGTGCATTACACAGCAAGTCTTTCTTAACATGGTTAAGTAAAGTTTGTGACGTAGGTCATTTACTTCCTGATCCGTATCTTGTTGGTGCAGGGTATATGAAAAGTTATACAGGTGATAGTTTAAAAATACACACCGACTTTAATTGGAACGAGCAATGTCAAACACACAGAGCATTAAGTTTAATTTTATACTTTACACCTGAGTGGGACGAAGCATGGCACGGTGATTTACAATTTTGGGACTTCGAACGAACTGAAAAGATTGTAAGTTATCCACCTAAGATGGGCAACGTAGTAATTTGGAAGTATCACAAAAGAGGCTTCCATGGACACCCTAATCCAATTGCGTGTCCTGAAGATAGATTCAGAGCAGGCTTTAGATTATTTTACTATACTAGCGATAGTGTACATGATTGGAGAGATGCTCCACACAAAAGTTTATATTGGTATGACGGTGAGAAGAACCAGCCATATCACATTGACGCAGAATACGGACACGGGAACTTAGATGCTAACGAAGATTAATGTTTGTAACAACGAACTAAACATACCTAGGTACGATAACCCGCTATTTTTACGATGCGGTGAGAGTATCGATATCAGCGAAGTTGATGCCGCTGAGTTTAAAGGTGGGTATGCTTTACAAGATCCTCTGATAACATCTAAACTTATTGAGTATTGCAGAAATGCTTTCCAAGATATATTTGTTGCAGATGGTAAACATAATATACAACAAGAATATAAAGAAGTATTCAGAGACTGGATTAACTCATCGAAACTTAATCAGATTCATGGCTTAGATTTATTCCAGCATACAAGTATTACAAACGGTACCACAGAAGCATTCAGCATGTTTATGCAACGTCATAACAACAGACGTTTTAAGATTGCAAGAGGAGACTTTATGTTGCATAAGGTTGCTTGTAACTCGATGGATCTGGATTGGGAATGGTTGACAGAACATAATGCACTAGAGCCAGGTGATGCGTTAATTATTAGTTGCCCGTTCAGTGACACAGGCTGTAAACATCGCGAGATGGACGACTTGTTATTAACTGCATCAAGAATGGATGTGCCTGTATTAGTAGACATGGCGTACTTTGGTATGTGCGTTAACATAAATATAGACCTGACCCATAAGTGTATCGAAGAAGTAGTGTTTAGTTTAGGCAAGACGTTTCCTGTTATTGGTGCTAGAGCAGGCATTAGATTCCAAAAAGATGAGATAGATGATGCCGTAGTGTTTGCAAATCAGAACGGCATTGTTAATAACTTTGCATGTAAGATAGGCGTGTTCTGTATGTTAAACTGGTCACCAGATTACATACCCCACAAGTATTATGATGCCTACTATGCTATGTGCTTACACAATGATTTAGAGGTAACTAACTGCGTTTTGTTTGCTACATCGCGAGATGCTAAATATTCAAGTATAAACAGAGGCAACAACAGCTCAAGACTGTGTGTCAGTAAATTTTTATTAGAGAACTATAATGTCTACAAAGAAGAATAGATTCGGATTCGAATACAATGTCTGCGACACAAAGGAATTCTTTGATCCAGACTTTAAGTATTGCTCATTGTTATGGAGCCATATTAGTAACGAGCCGGGCGGTACAGTAAGAACTTGCTGTATAGCAAAGGATAGAATTAAAGACGACCTGGGTAATGATTATAACTTGGGCGAACACTCAATGCTTGAAATACTTAACAGTAACACAATGTTTGAAATGAGAAACAGAATACGTGACGGGCAAGACATACACAACTGTGAAACATGTTGGGTAGACGAACGTAACGGCAAAGAGTCTAAAAGACAACAGTACAACAACTATTACAAAGAGTGGTACGGTGACGACTGCATTAACTTCCAAGATGAACCGCATAGATTAATTGACGTACAGTTAATTTTTGATAACACTTGTAACTTAAAATGTAGAAGTTGTAATACAAACTACAGCAGTAAGTGGAGAGAAGAATCCATAGACAGGAACATTCCGTTCTGGGAAACAACTGCTGAAATTAATATGAATGACATAGAGAGAAGTGCGTTCTGGAGGACCATGGATGAATGGACTGAAGGTGTAATGCGTATGGAGATTATGGGCGGTGAGCCGTTCTATATGAAAGAGTTTAAACAGTTCGTGGACTACTTAATTGAAACAGGTAGGTCAAAGAATGTTGCACTAACATTAAGTACTAACGGTACTATTGCTGACAGGGACTTCTTAGCTAAGATGGTTGCCAACTTCAGAGACATAGCATTCAGTGTTAGCATCGACGGCATAGAAGATAAGTTTACATACTTAAGACATCCAGGCAAGTGGGACGTAGTAAAGGATAACTTAGACTACTATTACGAATTACACAACAGTGACAACTCTGTATTCGTTCAGATAACGCACACGGTAACCGCACTAAATATAATGTACTTGCCAGAGTTCCATGAGTACTTCGAGACTACATATCCAAACTTTAAGATTTGGAATAATGCTGTACATTATCCTAAATGGATATCAGCGCCAGTACTCCCAGCAAAAGCAAAGAAGCTTATTACAGATAAGTTGCTACGACATAATTGGTTATCTAAGTATAGAGACGAAGCCAATGCACTAGTAAATTTTATGAACTCGGCACTATATGAAAATGGCGATAGTGTAGTAGAAAGTTTAAAAGGAAAGTTTGATGCTGACAAGTTAAAGTTCTTTGATGAACGTAGCAGTCAGCAGAAGTGGACGATATTCAAATCTCAAATAGTGGGAGGAGATATATACAGGGAAGAAAACTTTGTAACAGTTTTCCCTGAACTGTATGACTTAATTAAACATGAGTTTGATTATGATGCAGAATTTGAAGCAGTGTCGACAGCAGGGTTCCTGCCAGTCAGTCAAGGGGAGTACAGCAATTGAGTAATACATATTGCCCGCTACCTTGGAACCACTTAGCAACACACCCGCACGGTGGAGTTACACTATGTTGTATAAGTGACCATACTGATGGACTGAACCGAGCAAGGAATTTTAAAGAGGACTATAGTGAGTTCTTTGATTTAAATAAGCAGTCAGTTGAACAACACATGAACAGTGATTACTATAAAGAAGTTAGACTGCAAATGCTAAACGATGAAAAGCCAAAGGCTTGCATGAGGTGTTACGATGAAGAGGACAAAGGAATTAAGAGTAAGCGACAACACGAGGCCGAAGTATTTAAGCAGGGTTCCATTGATTGGGCATCCGAACTTACTAGTGCGGACGGGAGCATTCCTATGGATCTTCGTTTTGTTGAGCTTCGTCTTGGTAATGTGTGCAACGTTAGGTGTCGTACATGTAATCCTGCAAGTAGTTCTAAGTGGTTGGAAGACTATAAAGACATCGTGCAGAAGGCTGACTTCATCAACAAAGGATACCTAGGACTTAACTTCCCAGAAGATTTTAAGTGGGCAGAGGACGATAACTTCTATGATGAATTATTTGAAGCTTCACCTAACCTAGAACTATTATATATTAATGGCGGGGAGCCAACATTAATTAAACAACATTGGGCGTACTTACGAAAATTAGTTGACAGTGGCAGAAGCAAGAACGTTATACTATGGTATAATATTAATTGCACTATGCTACCACCTATTGCTTTAGAACTGTGGCCCGAGTTCAAAGAAGCAAGAATTTGTTTAAGCATTGATGACCTGGAAGACAGGAATGCTTTTATAAGAACAGGAACTAACTGGAATGCTGTATTAAAAACTATTGATACATTAAAGCAAAATCAAGACAAGTTAGTTCTACGAATAACACAAACTGTTAGTGCATATAATTATGCAACGTTGCCTGAATTCTTTAAATGGGCAGAGATGAATGGGATAGAGGTTGACATGAACTTCGTGTATGATCCTGATTACCTAAGTCCTGCGGTTATACCCGCTAAGGCTCGAGAGTTGATACATACAGAATTTAGAGAAGCATTAGGCAATGACCACAAACTAGGAACCCTGTTGAGCATGTTTAACAACAGTGATTGGGATGAGTTAAAGTGGGAACAGTTTTGTCGTTATAACGATTTATTAGATAAGAATGATGAGAGTGACTGGAGACAGGCATTCGGTAAACTTGTAAACAAGGTAGAAGAAAGTGGATATACTAGCATTTACTAGACCTAAACTCGTAGTGTTAAGATGCTTAATGCATCTTGGACTGGCTACGGCTGTGGTACTAGGACCAAGCAACTACTTGTGGATATCACTTGTAGCATACTTTTGGTTTGCCAGTATAGGTAACAGTGTTGGACAGCACAGATACTTTGCACATAAGACATTTAAGACAAGCAAACTATGGGAACGTATTTTAATTGCTAGTGCTACACTGGCTAGTGTTAGTAGTGTGTTCGGATACATTGTAACCCATAGAGAACATCATAAGCACACAGACGATGGATTAGACCCCCACAGCCCGCACCATATGAGTACACTCCGTAGTTGGACACTGGACTTAACTGATACAGGACGTTGGGACTTGCGTAATGCAAAAGACTGGATAAAGAACAAAGATGTAATGAATGCACACAAATACTTCTTTGCTTATATATTAATATATGTTATAATACTAGCACTCATTGATCCGATGTTAGTAGTGTATGGATATCTAGTACCAGCTAGTTTATGTGTATGGGCAACTGGTGCCTTCAACACATGGGGACATGGACACGGATTAAAGAGCCTGGGTTATAGGACTTGGGAAACAAAAGACAAAAGTGTTAATCATCATTTAGTTAACTTAATAACTTTCGGTGAAGGATGGCACAACAATCATCATAACAACCCTGGTGCATGGCATCAAGGTGAGAAGTGGTGGGAATGGGATTTAAACGCATGGATAATAAGATTAATAAAACAGTAGAAGAAATAAAGAAGTTAGCAGAAGGTGAAGCGTTCTGTATCCTGCCGTGGATACACATGCACCCTTGGCCCGATGGCAGAGTGTTTACATGTTGCTTGAGTGAGCATGACTCACCTATCGGTAACTTGAACGAGATGGACCTAGATGAATGTTACAACAGTGATAACATGAAGTCGTTTAGATTAGACATGCTCGACAATAAGAAAGTATCTAACTGTAATAGATGTTATGAGCTAGAAGAAGTAGGACATGATACGTTGCGTAAGAGAAGCAACGATGAATTCATATTTGAAAAGTACGGCTTACATGAAGACAAGTCGCCTATTGTACAAAAGACAAAACTGGACGGCAGTTTAGACGAAGTACATTTAACTTACATGGACATCCGGTTCAGTAATATATGTAACATGCGTTGTAGAACATGCGGTCCTGATTTAAGTAGTCAGTGGTTTGAAGAAGCAGTTGACAGCAAATTTAATAGAACTCCCGAACAAAAGATATTACAGATAAGAAAAGGTAATACTGCATTCATGGAACAGTTCGATCCGTACTTGCACACAGTAGAGAAAATTTATTGGGCAGGTGGTGAGCCATTGCTTATGGACGAGCATTGGTACATCATGAACAAGTTAGTTGAGATGGGTAGAACAGATGTACGAATATTTTACAACACTAACTTTAGTAAACTAACATATAAGCAAGAAGATGCCGTTGAGCTTTGGAAGAAGTTTGAGCATGTTAGCATCGGTGCTAGTTTAGATGCAGGATGGGAGAAGGGCGAGTACTTGCGTAAGGGAACTATCTGGTCTGACACAATGGCAAACAGAGAACGCTTAAAGCAAGAACTACCACAACATGACTTTAACATCAGTTGTACTGTTAGTATATTTAATGTGTTAGATGTATGCGACTTCTACAGGAAGTTATGCGATATAGAATTTATAGAACCAAAAGACTTTGGAGTTAACATCTTACTAGGTAAGCATGTACACAGAGCAACAGTATTGCCACTGCACATGAGACAGCGAGCAATAGAACAGATTAAAGAAACGTTAGCATGGATCGAAGGCAAAGACCAAGTAGGTCGTGCAACAGACACGTTCAACAGTTTACTACAGTTTATGGAAGGTGACGACAGCCACTTGCTATCAGACAGTATGCAGGAAGCAAAAGAGATGGACAGGTTCAGAGCAGAGACATTGTTTGAAGTGTTCCCTGAGCTGAGCGACATAAGTTCATACTACAATGAAGGTGAACCTTTTGGCGAATAGACCAGAACATTTTTGTATACTACCTTGGATAAACCAAGAAGCTCGTACTAACGGAGAGATAGGTGTGTGCTGTGTTATGCAGGAGACTGTACCAGACATGAACCTAGCAGATGGCGCCACACTTAAAGATGCCTGGGAAAGCAAATGGTTAGCAGACTTGAAGGGAGACTTCTTAGCAGGAGAGAAACCTAAGGCATGTTACAACTGCTGGAACGAAGAAGACGCAGGCATTGATAGTAAACGTTTACGAGAACTTAGAAAGTTTGCACACCACGTGGATAACTTGGAGCATGCCAAACCAAAGAGCATGGATTTAAAATTAGGAAACATTTGTAATACTAAGTGTAGAATATGTACAGGCTTTGCAAGTAGTCAGTGGGTGCCAGAAGAAATAGAACGTGACGGTGAGTCTAATCAGTTTGCACAACTGATGGGTAGGCTAGGACGTTGGCCCGAACTAAATGAAAAGTTCTGGGAAGACATAGAAAGTCAAATCGAAGAAGTAGAGAGTTTAGAATTCTTTGGCGGTGAGCCGTTCTTAATTAAAAGACATTTCGATATACTACAGACATTAGCAGACAAGGGCAGAGCAAAGGATATAACATTAAGTTATAATACTAATGGTTCTATATACCCTGCACAACATATGGACTTACTTAAACAGTTTAAAGATGTGCAAGTGTTCTTTAGTATAGACGGCACAGGTGATAGGTTTAATTATATTAGACACCCACAGCAGTTTGATGAAGTAATGGAAAACTATTGGAAGTTCAAAGCAACAGATTTTATTAGAACAAACATTTTTTATACAGTTAGTATATTTAATATTATGTATATGGATGAGTTACTAGAGTACCAAAAAGAACATAACATTGAAACTGAAATACATTTCAATATGGTATATGTTCCGCAACACATTAGTCCTAAAGCATTACCTAAGAAAGCCAAAGAAGCCGTTACAGCAAAGTTTAAAGACCATAGCGATCATAGAATACAAAGCACACTAAACTTTATGAACCAGGAAGACTACACAGGCTACATGGATGAGTTTGTAAGACAGACTGCATTCAGTGATAGGTATAGAGACGAGAGTATTGCTAGTACCTTCCCTGAGTTATACAAGTATGTTAGACCATGGTTCGAGAAAGAAGATGTAATGGCATTACAAGAACAAATGCAATTTTTAAAAGCAGGTAATAAACATGACAAGTTATAGTAAAACATTCTGTCCTTATCCGTGGATACACATAATGACACAGCCTAGTAGTACTATTAATATATGTTGTGTTGCTACAGGTCAAATTAAAAAGGATGACGGTAGCATACTAATGCTAAACAAGGGTGACGATATTTCTACAGTATGGAATAACAATCACTATCGTAAGATTAGAAAGCAAATGATAGAAGGCGAACGTGTCGATGGTTGCCAACCTTGCTACGAACTAGAGGACTTGGACATACCAAGTTACAGAGAGAACTACATTAAAGACTGGATGGGGTTCCACCGTAATGCAGATCAAATAAAAGAAATAATAGACAAGAGTATTGTAAATGATTATGTTGTAGAAGAAGCACCACAGTACTTAGACTTTAGACTAGGAACACTATGTAACTTAAGATGTAGAATGTGCCAGAGTCAAAACAGCAGTGCAATCTACAAGGAGTTACAAGATGAAGAATTATACACCCAAGAAGAAAGACAGTTTGTCGTGGATACAAGTCACTGGGGTGACTTTAGTGATTACACTCAGCCTTGGTTTGATGATCCTGGCTTCCTTTCAACAGTCGAAGAATGGTTGCCTAATGTCAATAGGCTATACTTCACCGGCGGTGAGCCCACTATTATACAGCGAGTGTATTGGATCCTCAACAAGTGTATCGAACTCGGAATAGCAAAAGATATTGACTTAGTGTTTAACAGTAACATGACTAACATACAGCCTAGGTTCTTAGAAACCATAGGACAGTTTAGAGATGTATTAATGTGTTTAAGTGTAGACGGCTATGCTCAATACAACGATTACATTAGAAGTGGAAGCACATGGAGTGTTATCGACAAGCACATCAGAGACTATGCTGATTCAGAAGTAGTGGGTAACATTTTGTTTAGTCCTGTTATACAAATATATAACATACTAAACATCACAGACTTACTTGACTATGCTGAAGAGATATCTAATGAGAGTGGACGTAGGATTGATATTAGTTTCTTATTAAACAACTATCCAAAGTGTTTAGACATTAGAAACTTACCACAGAACATACGTGACGTTGCTGTACAGAGATTAGAGTCTTGGTCAGCAACAAGCAAGTACTTTGATGCAGACGAACGTAACAAGCAGACTGTGTTAGGATTAATTAAAGCATTGAAAGAATCGTACAACGATGACAGTGAACAACAGATGGAAGTATTCAAACAGTACACGTTACTACTTGACAGCAAACGTGACCAGAGTATTAAAGAAAGTATACCTGAACTATGGGAGTTGCTAGATTGGACGTAAGCAATAAGCAATGGTTATACGTTAGCGGCTGTAGTCATTTAGCAGGTAGTGAGGTTGTCGAGCAAGGTAATACTGCTAGGACTAACGAAGCAGTTGGCTTAGTGTGGCCCGGACTACTAGCAAAGGAATACGAGTTAAACTATATTAATCAATGTATGCCAGGTGCTAGTAATGATTACATAGTTAGAAGTACTATGCAGTTTGTTTCTAAGTGGATAGCACAGGGCAGAGACCCTAGTGAACTATTAGTTGTAATCGGCTGGAGCACTAACGAACGTATGGAGTTTACACACGAACACGATGGGCATACTCAACACTATCATTGGGCTAACGGCTGTGACTATAAGTCTTTTTATAAAGACGGGCAAGGTCCTAACTTTAAAAATTGGTTTAAAGCCTTACAACTATATCATACCGACTTTGACTTCGGAATGACCAAGCGTGTAATAAATATTACTCTACTAGATACATTCTTAAAAAGTGTAGGAGTAGAGTACATACAAACGAACAGTTGTGCAAAAATGGACCAAGGACAGTGGGAGTTTTTGAATATAGAACATCTGAAGGACGCATTTCCTTTTGAAACGTTCTTTGAACCATATGATAGTTTCGTGGATCAATATAAAGATGATTACCCAGAACACTTTTCAGATTGGTTACATGCAGATGCGTATATACATGAACAGTACTATAGCAAATTTAAATCACAACTAGCAGGAATGTAAAATGAGTAAAGACGAAATGAATGGATTAGGTAAGACAACTAAGGTCGTAGACCAAGGTGACTTATACGGCAATCCAATAGTAGACGAAACAAAGAAACCAAACACAGTACAGGATGTGGATCTAGACCTTGATGACGTTGAGCTTTCGGAAGAGGAAGAAGCGATGTTAAAGAAGAAACTTGATAATATCAGGAAGAACGATCCCTTTATATATAGATGAGAATATTAGGAATTAGCAGTATGTTTCATGACGCAAGTACTTGTGTTATTGAAGACGGGCAGATATTATTTGCTGGACATGCCGAACGATATAGTCGTGTAAAGAACGACCCGTTTATAAACCAGAAACTTATGAAGGACACATTGAAACACGGCTTGCCTGATGTTATTGTTTTCCACGAGAGCAGTAAACTAAAGCAGAAGCGTAGACTGAAACAAATGACTTGGAGTAGTATTAAGTCTGTGTTTACAGAACCTACTGCGGAAGAATGGATTGCAAAATACTATCCACAGCTAAAAGGTATTCCAGTAACTAACTGTCTACATCATGAGAGTCATGCCGCGGCAGGAGTGCTAACTAGTGACTTCGACGAAGCGGCTGTAATGACTATCGATGCTATCGGTGAAGAACAAACAGCAACAATTTATAAATGGTCTACACAACGAGGCGGTTCAACTAGGCTGGACTTAATGCACGAAGTTAAGTTTCCAAATAGTTTAGGATTGTTCTATAGTGCTGTAACAGGTGCTGTAGGTTTAAAGCCTATGGAAGATGAATACATACTAATGGGCATGGCGGCATACGGCAAGCCTCTGTATGTAAATAAAATTAACAACGAATTATTTAAACACCCACTAACTGAAACACGGCATGGACAAATAGACGGCGATGTAAGAACTGCTATGGAAACTATTGACATGAGCAAAGGATTGCCTAAGAACTTTATGAGTGCTGAAGCATTAGCAGACGAGCAAGTACAGTTTGACTTAGCCGCAAGTGCCCAGGTGGTGTGTGAACAACGTATTATGGCTTACGCAAAGTTAGCCAAAGAGTATACACAAAGTAATAACCTTGTGTTTATGGGAGGGTGTGCATTAAACTGTGTAGCAAACGCTAGACTATATGACCTCTATCAGAACGTACACATTATGCCTAACCCAGGTGACGCAGGCTCCAGTTTAGGAGCCGCGGCACTTTATTATTATAAAGCCACAGGTAACAGAGTTAATTGGGAAACACCTTTCTTAGGTTATACAATTAACGGAGCCTGGCCCAAAGAAAAGTTCCTTGCAAGTTTACGCAAAGGAGAAATATTTGGCGTTGCAAATGGTGCCGCAGAGTTCGGACCAAGAGCATTAGGCAACAGGAGTTTGTTTGCTGATCCTAGAGGGGAACTAATAAAGGATCAAGTAAATGAAATTAAACGTAGACAAAAGTTCAGACCCTTTGCTCCAATTGTTCTAGAGGAACATGCAAGTGATTGGTTTGAAATGCCGGGAGGCAAACTCGACTCACCTTACATGCAGTTCATTGCTAAGTGTAAGAGACCAAACGAGATACCTGCAGTTGTACATGGGGATGGTACAAGCAGAGTGCAAACAGTTAATAGGAAGAGTCATCCAGAACTATACCATGCTATGAGACAATGGCATGCTGAGTCCGGGTGCCCTATTGTTCTTAATACAAGTTTAAATATTAAAGGACAGCCGATTGTGAACACAGCAAAAGAGGCAGAGGAATTTGCCAAACACTATAAGGTCCCTGTACATGTACGAGATGACTAACACCAGCGGAATATATTCAGCAAAGGAACTTTCAGATATGTCACGTGAACCGTGGCAGTGGGATCCTTCATTAAGTCCAGAAGAATGCATGATGTGGAAAATGAAAAACAAATGCCATGTATGTGGTATTGATCCTCGGTTCCACAGAGACGACTGTGAGTTTAGTAGTATACAATTGCACTGGGCTTATACTAGTATAGAACGAGAACTAGAAAATGCAATGCCACTCCCTTCTCTAAGTGATGTATCGAGTGACCGACTAATAGCTACTATTAACGAGCTTAACAAATAATGTACGATATATTTTACATTGGTGAGAACACATCACTAAAAGAAAGGCTACCGTTTGCCAGTCAGGTTAACGATGTAGACAGCATTAAATCAAATACAAGAATGTACTGGATAATTGATTCCAATACTAAAATAACCAATTGGGAAATTTTCGACTTTAAACCTGATACTCACACAGAGAAGTATCAGCATATATGGAAGTGGAACCAAGAGAATTACGGCGGGGTAAGTCTATTACCTAAACGTGAGAACACAGAAACTGTATGGCATAACAAAGTAGTATGTAAGAAATACTTCGACACATTGTTTGAAGATGCACCAGGGAATTACTTTGCAGAGAATCCTAACAGTACACACGTTTGGTGTGTGGATAGTGAATATGTCTTAGGGGAAGATATTGATTGGGCACCAGGGAACTTCGAACCCGATTTCATTCACAGCTTTCACTTACGTGGACAGCTAGAACATAAGTATCCTAAACAAGAAGGTGGCGTTAAGTTGTTCCCACGTGATTGGGAGTCAGCTGATACAAAGTATCACAAGTTCCTAGATACCAATGTTGCATACCCAGTGTACTACACAAAGGATGTGGAACGTTATGCACAACGTAATACATTCCAGACTGACTATGTTTGGTTAGTAGACGCACAGTACATGCCTAACTTGCACACATTCGATTGGGTACCTAATCCGTTTGAAGCTGATATGATACATGCATTCAAAATGCCGTACCAGTTACAAGAGAAGTATCCAGATGCTATGGGTGGTATTAGATTAGTACCGATGGCATGGAGTAAGGCAGAGACTAAGATACACAAAGCATGTCCAGTAGAAGACGAAGCCTACGATGTATTTTATGTAGACGAGGATGAGTTTACAGCAGACACATACAGTGAGTATGCTGAACGTAGTAAAACGGAATGGTTCTGGATAGTAGATAGGGATCATATGTTTAATGGTAAACTATTATATGTACCTAGTGTACACGAACGTGAATACATACATGTGTTTAAGATACCTGGACACTTAGAAGAACGTTATCCACTAGACGTAACAGACGCATGGGACAACCGATGCGGTGGTGTGCGGTTAGTACACAAAGACTTTGATATCACAAAGCATAAGCACCAAGAAGATATATGTCCTGTACGGTATGATATATTTTATGCAGACGATATTAATGATTATGAGACTCCAGCAAGGAAGAGCAGAACGAAAATGTTCTGGCTTGTAGACAGTGAACATCAAATTAATGAGGATTTTAAATATGTACCACAACGATATGACCAGAAGTGCATACAGGTATTCAAGTTTCCGAATGACTTGGAACACAAATACCCCAGAGCAGTTACAAATATCAGCGACAACAGAGCAGGAGGTATCAAACTTGTACCGGTCAATGGGAACGGCGATACCAAATACAACGACCAAAGCCCCGTCGGTGGTAAGACATACCCCATCAGATTTACTGACACATCAGATGAACCACTTACTGAAGATAGTTGGATAGTACCTACAGCGTTTGAAGATGCTGTTAGTGTTATACCGTGGCAACCTAACGTGTTTGAAAAGAACACACAGCATGTATTTGCTAACGGACTATTAAAATGGATGCCAGTTAATTGGAACGGAGATGTTAAAGAGCATGACTTCACTCCAATAGTAATGGATATAAAGTTTGAGAAGTTTGAATCGTACGAGCTCGGGTTGTTACTAAGCAGTTTTAATTGGTTCTGGGTAGTTGATCCAGACGTAACTGTACTAGAGACATTCGATTTTGACTTCCAACCTAATGTGTTTGACGAAGGTAAGTCACATGTATGGCAGAAACTAAATCCAATTACCAATAAGCAGTATGACTATGGTGGTGTTAGTTTAAGGCATAAGGATGAGAAGAAAGGTAGACCGAAGTATATCAGAGAACCTGCTTGTATGCAACAAGAGTTTCCGGTGTACCATGTACAGCCTAATGAACTAGTAGGTGGCTTAGACGGCGTCTACGAGAGTCTAGCACTACAAACAAGCACCAGCATGATGTGGGTAGTAGATGGCGCAGTTGCGTTAGACACAGACTTTGACTTTAGTTACTACCCTACGCATTATGACAACGATGTTGTTCATGTATGGGAACATGAAGGTAGTAGTAGAGCAACAGGTGTTAGACTATTGCCAACTAATATAAAATATACTAGTGCAGAGCAAATTATAGAGAACAAGTTTGATCGACTTAAAGAGATGCCTAAGGTAGCGAGTAAAGAACCTACGTGGCCCTGTGAACAATTAACAGATGTAACTGTTGCGGGAGTACAAAAAATACTAGACAAGCATAGCGATACACATTATGTTTGGACAGTCGATCCTGATGTAGAACAAGACAACGACATTATAGCAGAAAGCATTATACCACATGAACAGTTCATCGACAGTGTGCATGTTTGGAAAACATCTGTAGGTGCAGGTGGTCTTAGACTATGGCCCACAACATATGATACCAGCAACCTAACTGATGAACAAGTGCTAACCAGTAGCATACCTGGACAATTAATTATAGATGCTGTGGCAGGAGAACATAAAGATTATGCTGTGTGTTATTTGAACAGCAATAGTAGTTTGCTAGAACAGATAAATCAATTCAGTGACCAATGTGAAAGTAATATGTTTTGGGTAGTTGATCCACATATTGAACTAATGGCTGACTGGACGTTTGATTATGTGCCTAACAGATGGGAAGGACAAGTTGTACACATATGGCAACATGAGGGTAGCAGTAAGCACAGCGGGGTTAAGTTAATGCCCAAGGGTACTTACAGTAAGCAAGAGGTTAAAGAAAACAGTTATGTTAAACTAAAAGAAATAACTAGTGTGGCAAGTAAAGATCCTATATGGCCCATTGAACAATTAGAAAGCATGACTAGTAAAGAGATACAAGGCGTATTAGCCAAGCACAATGATGTAAGTTATGTGTGGACTGTAGATCCGGACATCGAATTAGACGATAATATCATTAAACAAAGTATTATTCCACATACAGATAACAGTTTAGTTGTTCATGTATGGAAAAGAACAGACAATGAAGGGCTAGTTATAGGACATGGAGGGCTTAGACTATGGCCTACATCATATGATGCTAGTCAGTTAAGTGATGACCAAGTACTAACATGCAGTATTCCAGGACAATTAATACTAGATGCCGTAGCAGGAGAACAAAAAGAATACAGTATTTGTTATTTAAATAATGAATCTGCTATACTAGAACAGATAAACGAGTACAGTAGTCAGTGTGAAAGCAATATGTTCTGGGCTGTTGATCCTTATGTTGAACTAGCAAAGGGTTGGAAGTTTGATTATGTGCCTACTAAGTGGGAGGAGCATGTAGTTCATATATGGCAACATGAAGGTAGCAGTAAGCAAAGCGGAGTTAAGCTAATGCCTAATAGGACATATACTAAACAAGAGGTTAAGGACAATAGTTATGTTAAACTAAAAGAGATCTATAACATAGCAAGTAGAGATCCTATATGGCCTGTAGAACAATTACATGACCTTACTAGTGAGGAAGTACAAGCAATCATAGCCAAGCACAAAGACGTAGGCTATGTGTGGACAGTAGATCCAGACATAGACTTAGATGCAGACATTATTGCACAAAGTATTATGCCACACACTGACAACAGCAACATCGTTCATGTGTGGAAGAGAACAGACTCAGACGGCTTAGTTATCGGACATGGCGGCATAAGGTTATGGCCTACAAGTTATGATGCTAGTCAGTTAAGTGATGAGCAAGTGTTGACTTGTAGTATACCTGACCAGTTAATATTAAATGCTACTGGTGGTGCACAAAAAGAATACCCTATCTTCAATCTAGATGCAGAAGAAGATATACTAGAACAACTTGCAGACTTTGATAATAGATGTGAGAGTGCTATGTACTGGGTCGTCGATCCATGGGTTACTGTAGCAACAGACTTTAAATTTGATTTTATTCCTACTAAGTGGGAAGAAGATGCAGTACATGTGTTCCAAGACTCTAACGAAGACTTCAGAAGTATTAGATTAATACCACGTGGAACGTTTAATCTCATGCAGTACGACATTAAACAAATAGTTAATAACAGTTTTAATACACTTAAACAGGTTTATACCGTAGCAACGTTACCCACATACTGGAAACAATACACGTTAAACACAGACATGGGTACACATAAACAACATTTAGAACACATTCAAGCAGAGAATGATGATTGGTTCTACACAATAGATGATGATGTACAGCCGTTAGAGCAGTTTGTATTCGCACATACACCTCAACTAGACAGTTTATACAAGACTCATGTGTGGCAAAGAACCAATTCACGCACAGGTTTAACACAAAGTTACGGTGGAGTTAGGCTATGGCCCAACCCTATTAGCTCAGTTATGAGTGAAGTAACCTCTGAAAAGATAAGATTAAACAAAATGGATGCAGGCAAACTACAGTATGTTAAAGAGCCAGCAAGTATTATAACACCTTATACAGTGTTCATGCTCAGTTATAAGGAAGATGAATCAATGGTTCAAGCACACATAGATGTTATTCAAGCAAAGGATGGTATTGATGTTGTGCATGTTAGAGGTGTAGAAGGTATCTTTAATGCACACAAGGCATGTGCTACACAGTGCAATACTAAAATGTTCTGGGTAGTTGATGCTGATGCACTAGTAAGCGATGACTTTAACTTTGAATACATACCAGATGTGTATGACCAAGACGTTGTGCATGTGTGGAACAGTCGTAATCAAGTTACAGGCGAAGAGTACGGCTATGGTGGAGTTAAACTGTTTAACACACAGCAAGTAGCAGATGCTACATCGTGGGGACTGGACTTTACAACAGGACTTAGCAAACGTTTTAAATCAATGCCGCAGGTTAGTTGTGTAACAAACTTTAATGTAGATGCACACAGCACATGGCGTAGTGCGTTTAGAGAGTGTGTTAAGTTAACACTGAGTGTTGATCCAGATGCTCAACGTAGATTAAGCAGTTGGTTACATCCACAGCCAGATGCACAGTTTGTTGCAGAAGCAGAAGCAGGCGCTGAGGCAGGCTATCAGTTCGCTTTAAAGAACAGAGATGACCCTGCTGTATTAAATAACATAAACGATTATACTTGGCTGGAGACGGAATGGACAAAGTTGAAAAGTATCTCAGAGTAAGAATAGATATGCTGTGTGAAGAACGACTTAAGAACGATAACGAAGTTGCTCACATGGTGCTCGACAGTTCGGTAAGTGAGCTAGTCACAGTGTTAGAGATGATAGAGAGATTACAGTGAGACGAGGTAAGCCTAGAGCACCCAGTTTGGTTAAGTCACCTTGTATCAAAGTGTGTAAGTTTGATGACAGCGGAGAGTATTGTGTTGGCTGTTTTAGAACTGCTACAGAGATGCGTGACTGGTACACAATGACTGATGCAGAAAAGAATACAGTATTAGAGAGAATACATTTAGGTTAAAGCAAACTTTTTTGACTTAGATAAATATAAGTATGCGTTCACTTATGCTATTTGCATCAATATTATTTTCTATTACAACCTTCGCAACAGACCTAACACCCAGCCAGAAACAATTTATTGTCTGGGGAGAACCTTGTTGCTACTCAGCAGAAATTATCGAAGATGTTCTTGCACAACAACATGTTGACACATTTCAACCCAAGGTTATTTTAGACTTACCACCGTTTATAGAACCAGCAACTAAATTGCAGTGGGCAATGTTTTATACCCTACAAATATTAGACATATACTCAACAGATAGAGCAATACAATATAGTTGCGTTAAAGAAGTTAATCCTTTACTAGGCAAAACACCGACATCAACAGAGATAATAGCACTGAAAGTAATTCTGATTGGTCCTGCATTATATTATGCACATAAGCATGACGTAACAATAACAGAAACGGATTTACAGCTATCAAATTTGGTAATAGGGGCTGTGGTTGCTAATAACTTTGACGTATATTCTCAAGCAAAAAAGCGAGACGACTGTATTAAGATACGATAAATAGTACTATGAAATGGCTATATAGCGGATGGGCTGTGGCTGTTAGTATTGTACTTCTTACCTTACTAAAAATTGCAGACCCAACACCAGTACAAAGTTTACGCAGTCAAACATTTGACGCATATCAGCAACTCGACGAAGTTAAGCAAAGCAACGAAGTTGTTGTGTTAAACATCGGTGAACGAAGTTTACAACAGTGGGGACAATGGCCATGGCCAAGACAGAACATAGCACAACTAGTATCGGATTTGAGGACGAAGAACGCTGGAATAATTGGTTTAACGATTTTGTTTCCAGAAACGGACCGATTTGGCGGGGACGCAGTTTTGTCAAGTTGGATCTCGGACAACGGAGTGGTTTTGTCCCAGACCCCATCTGGCAGAGGAATAAAGAGTACAGGTCCTCATATTGGTACAGCAACGATAGGCCCAGTATCCGCTACGGACTACTTGCTGACATGGCCGAATCTCGTAACGAATATTGAAGTACTAGAGAAGTCTGCGGCAGGCATAGGCGTAGTAGCAAGTGCTCCACAACCAGATAACCAAACACGAACATATCCATTAGCAGTTGGCGTTGAGGGGAAAATATACCCTAGCTTTGCTATTGAGATGCTTAGAGTATACACTAGCAAGCCTAGCTACTATTTAAAGACATCTGAGATAGGCGTACAAGAGTTTGCCGTGCCACCGTTTGACCCAATAGTAACTACCCCAACTGGTACAGCATATATACGTTTTAATAATACTTTCGAAGAACACGAATACATAGATATAAACAGTTTACCTGACTTAGGTGGAAAGTTTGTTATTGTGGGTGTTAGTGCAGAAGGCGTTGCCAATCCGGTACCCACACCTAGAGGCAACGTATTACCACAGCTTATACAAGCGTCTATGCTACAGAATTTTATAGATGGTAGTAACATCACTCGTAGCGAGCTATCGTTGCTTACAGAGCTTCTGTGTGCGTTCTTGAGCATGTTACTAATAGGCTATGCAATGTATCGTACACCTGCGTGGGCAGGATTGCTAACAACCGTTGCTATTATAAGCGGAATTGTGTATTATAGCATTTATTCTTACACAGCAAACTTAGTTTTGTTTGATGCTACATTTGCAGTGATAGCAAGTTTCTTAATTTTTACGCAGGCAGGGTTTAATAACTTCTGGATACAGTTTAAATTAAGATCAGAAATACAGAAACAATTTGCTGGATATGCTTCACCTACTGTGGTGCGTATGCTACAAGAGAATCCAGACTTAATTAAACAAGGCATGAAGAAAGAAGTTAGTATATGCTTTTCAGACTTACGTGGCTTTACTCCACTAGGTGAGAGCTTTGGCGATGATGTACAGGGCTTAACAAAAATGATGAATGAGTATATGGATGCTATTACACAACCTATACTTGATGCAGACGGCATGGTGATTAAATATATCGGCGAT